ATACCCAGGGTGTTGCCCTGGGCTAGGAGCTTCTGCCCTTTCAGGGCGTGTGGGGTATCGCGAATGAAACCTCAGGGCGTGTGGGGTATCGCGAATGAAACCTCAGAGCGTGTGGGGTGTAGCGAATGAAACCTCAGGGCGTGTTAATGCTTCTTTTATTGGAGCAAAGTTACGATTTTCTTTTGAAACCAACAAGAGTTTTCTCAAAAAAGTTTGGAAAAAGTTGGTGGGGCAATCTTTTGCTTCCGTCTATACCATTTGCTGGTATTTCTTATTTATTGACAAGAGATAGCAATCTGAAAGATTAAGGGAGGATGATGATACCTGGCGGATATACCCCCAAAAGTGACTCAGTGACTCAGTGACTCAGTGACTCAGTTTATTTCCGACCCCCTATTGGGTTGTTTTCTGCTTACAGATTGTAAGTATATAGATTATATATTATATATAAATATATTTAAGCGTACTATCTTACTTAAATAGCTAGTTCATTGATTACTAGTACTTTATGGATTGTTAAATATTACAAACTAAAGCTATATAGGGAAGATTGTCGATAAAACAAGGTAATTTTTGAAACAAGCATATACACAAAAAGGGTTAGCATCATTTCGATACTAACCCTTTAAATCTCGTTACTTGGAAGGAATATCGGCTTCTTCAGCCATTATTTCAAGAATGCCCTGAAGCTGCTCCCTTGTAAGGGATTTGGCAAAGCAATATGAAGCTACCTTCTTGGCACTCCTAACATTTTCCAAGCATCTAAGAAGGAATTTTTCCTGATTTGTCAACCACTCCGACAAAGCTTCAGGTGTGAACTTCTTGGTAGTGGCACATCCAAAGGTGTTGTACATATCCCACCTATTGTTAAATGCCACATTTATTTTCTCGCCATCGCAAGAATCAAACTCAATTGAATCAATCGTTTTCTTCATAACTTTTCACGAATTAAACACCCAACAAAATCGCTGGTTCTTCAGGTCACTTTGTGGTGTTCCTGAACTCGCTACAAGTCATTCAGGTTAATCTTGTCTAATCCTGCAATCTCCTTTGCTGGCTCGATTTCCTTCACGATTCTATCCATTATTTCCAAAAGGATGTCATTGATGATTTCTACGATATGCCAAACCCATTCACGATTCTCCTTATGTCTCATATCAGCATAATCCCCAATCAGTCCTTCTTGCTGTGAACTGTATAATATTTGTTTCGTTTCCTCATCCAAATCAGCTTCCACCCCAAGACAATAGAAATTACCGAAATGGATATACCTGTTCGTATCCTCGTAGATGCGAGATATTCTCGGATAGTCCTTTTCAATGTATTCCTTGATGGTATTGGTCGTAAGCTTTTTACCATTCAGGGTAAGCTTATTGAAATCTTCCCCCTTGAAGAATTTATTGAGGAAGGCATCCTTGTCCTTGTATATCAGGAAGGCATAGGCATTGAAACAAGCTTCGATAAGCATCCTGATAGTATGGATAGCCCCCTGATTGTTCCTTTGTATGCACATAGAATCATAAGACGTGTCTGTAGTAAGCGCAAACGTACACAATGCCCTTAGATAGCATCTAACCTTTGCGTTCTCCTTCTTCCTTATGCGCTCAGGTACTTCCGAAAATCGGGTAAAGTACTTTTGATATATTGGGTAATATGCCATATCTTTTTTACTTCAGATTTACTTTTCCAAAAACTCATTTTCGTGGAAGGAAGGCTGGGGAGCGGTTTTGGGGCTTTAGCGTATAAAATTTGACCCCATACCCCTTATTGAATGTTCTCAGCCTTCACTTGCAATATCATCTTCATTGGCATCAGGTTCAACCAACTCAGACACATTTTCAATCAGGGAAGGATAGACTATGCTACCTTGCCATCGATTCCACATACATAGTTCTTCATCCACCTTATTATTTACCTTGGATGTCAAACCAAAAAGGGCTACCCCGTAGGATAGCCCAATTGAAGGGTTCAAATCATACTTCAGCTTCTTGTGGAGCATCAGCTTCTTGCGCTACACCATTGGCATTTTCACGCTCCTTAGCCAACTTGTCTTCCAATATTGCACGCAATTCATTTGCGTCCATATTGTCAAACATACTAAACTGACACTTCTGCATAAGTACTTTAAGATTCTCAATGAATCTTTCGTAGATTGCAATTCTTTCCTGACACCAACTGACAACATCAGAATCCTTGATTTTGGACTTGTACCAAATACCAAAATACTTAGCTGCCTGAGACTTGTCAGAAAGGTCTAAACTTACATTGACGTTCTCACCCTTCTCATCCTTTAATAAAATGTTTTTTACTTCCATAATTTAAATAATTAATAATTATGCCATTGACAATTCACTGGCTCTTCAGGTCGTTATCGGCACAACTATCAAACATTTCAAAGAATGATGGTGCAAAGATATGGTTTTATCTTGAATCCACCAAACATTCTGATTGAAAACTTTCTCTAATTTACACTAATTAACCATAAGTAAAGTATATGTACATATATCGTCCTTATTCTTTATTTTTCAACTGTCTTCTTTTCATCCGTCTTCTTTCTTTTTATTAAGGGAAGCTAGAAGAAAAAAAGGACACCTGACGAAATCAAGCAAGTATCAACCTATGGGATAAAAAATCAGCCTACCACCCATTAAGGGCAATAGGCTGAATATACATTATTATAATGTTATCTTCCCATCATTGATTTCATTTCGTCTTTCACCTTGCTTTCAAATTCACCAAGCTTCGTTTTGAAGTAAACTGAAACACCGAAAATCCCTGCTGCATAAGCCAATGCCTGAGTTATGTATATTAGCACACCTGAAGCAATATTTGCCGTAAGGATGAATGCTACGAAAGCCAAAATGATAGCACTTGCAATCATTGCAACCGCCGTACTATATTGAATCCAATCCTTTGTATTTTGCTTCATAAATGCAAGATTTGATTTTCGTGTTTCTTGCTTGGAAGTGAAATATGAATCCAAGATAATCCTTTTTCATCTATTAGCTAACCTACCTTTAATCTTCCATCAGCTATCATCTATTTAGCTAAATTAAACAAATCGGAATTATTATTACTAATTATATCTGCTGCTTGTCCTAGCAAGTGCTAGGATGTAGTACTACCACCTACTAGTTTATTCAGCTAGTAACACCTATATCCTGATGTTACTACTATAGGCTTCTAATACTCATCCCTTAAAGGTTGAAGTACTTCCTTTACCAACCTGATAATATTCGCTTTTGATTTTTCATCAGGGGTATTATTGATTCCGTTCTTCTTTGCCGTAGGGGAATTTATCATTTCCTCATAAGTAAAATTATCGCTTATCTTCATTTTGGGCATTAATAAGATTTCTCGCTATTCTGATTCTATCGCTTACAAACTATCTCCATCCCTGCATAAGTTCAAACATAGACTTATCTTCTTCACTCTCATTCTGATTCAGGATAATGGCTATCTGTTCATCATAGTTAAACATCTATTTTATAACCTTAGCTTTGGTGTCTTCCATACTCCAAAAGAACTTATTGCCAATCAAAGCATAGCCTTCTTGTATTGAAACATCATCTGAAATCTTGTGCTATGTGTATTCAGCCCCCTCTATTAAAGGAAGGCTGAAGCCACACAATGTTTGGTATTGAAGGTAATAGCCTACATCAGCAATCACCTTGTTATTATATACTCTCATTTTATCAATATTTTAGTTTGTCCGATACTACAATCAAACCGTTATCGTTTGGATTGTCCATCCTTCAGGTACACCACTTACACCAACTACATCCCAAGTAGCTTTAGCATTCTTCACAAACGTACCTGATGATGATACTCCATATAACCAATCTTCACAACACCCTATATTACTCGTAAATAATGCCTTCACGTAATTAAGTTTGCTACATTCGTAAAACATACCTGCATAACAATTGTTATATATTTCCTTGGCTGGAAGCACTGGTGCAACCTCCAATGATGTACAACCATAAAACATATAGTTATAAGCATTACTGCTAGTGATACGTGTCGCTGGCAAAATATCCATTGCTTTAACTAAAGAAGTGCAACTGTGAAACATTCCTTTATAGCACTCTGTTGACAAACTGATAGCTGGTAAATCAGGTGCTTGGGTCAATGATGTACAATTCAAAAACATATATCCATAAGCGTCACTATCTACGCTTGTGGCTGGCAATTCAGGAGCTTCAAGTAATGAAGTACAATTAGAGAACATTGCATAACAACCATAAAATCCTACCATTTTCTTTGGCATCTTAGGGGGATATTTCAAAGAAGAGCAACCCTAAAACAATTGTTGTAGCCCATAGCTTTCTACCTTTGAGGGCATATTTAACTAAGAAGCATCCGTAATTCCTTTACACCATTGAAATAAATTCATAAAATCATATCCCCTTGGTTCTGATAATCCATTCCTCAAAGCAACCAAATCACCACTTATCTTTATATTACCTTCGATTATAAAATAACTATAACGATTTGATGCCTACTAAAAATCAGTACCATACAAATATAGCTTTTCACCATCTGCAAGTTTAACTTCTGAATAATCCCATAATTGCCAATCCTATTCATCCTTACTTATGTATAAGTTAGCTATGCCTTCACCACCTTTATAATTAAAAGAAATCGTAGAATCACCCGTAGAAGTAAAGCAAAGGTTGTCACAAGTTATTGTTGTTCTCCAAGTAAACTGCAAATCTTTCTCTCCACTTCTATTATGGAATTTAATCTTTAACTTGATGGTTGTGTTTTCTTCTTCCTTAGTGGTCAATGTAAAGCTAGTACCTGATACTACACTAGCCGAAACTGTTCTACTAGAAGGGGTAACACTGGCTATGTACCAATCATCAGTACCAACACCACTTTGCACATTGAAAGATATTATATCTTCTTCCTTTATCTTATTGGAAATTGTAGGGTTGTCATTCAGGTTCTTCCCTTCGATGAAGTAATCTTGGATAGGATTATTGATTTTTATTGTCGAAGTTGTTGATACCTTATATCCCTGGGAATCGGTAACATCAATAGTTAAGGTAAATGTAGCTATTCTACTTGTTACTAATTGTGTACATACTAGTACTACCTAGTTTTCATTCACCGATTTCACCGATACATATTTATTGTTGTCAATCCTTGCCTTCACATCATAAATCTTTGCCGTGAAAACACTTGGGTTGTATGTGATATTCAAAGTATGCTCGCCCAAGTCATAAATATCCAAGTCGGAAACCTATATGGATTGTATCTTGATAAATTGCCTGATGCTTATGGTTTTGTTTGCCGTCAATGGGTTTTTGTCCACTCGGTACATCTTGCATTCTATATAAATATCATCGGATGTTTCCATTGGTGCCGTTATTGTACACGTAGCCCCATCAGCCTTGAAAGTTGCATTCGTTACCTTCCATTCAAAAGAAATGAAATCATTGCCGCCATAGTCAATCTTATATTCCTTGCTAAGGGTTTGTGTAATTGTGCTATCTCCAACAATGGAAATGGATGATTGAGAAACCAAGGTGTATATTACGTGTAAGCCATTTGATACATCATCAATGTTGCCATACTTCTTTACCAACTCATTCTTCTCGGCAATTGTCAGGGCTTTATTCAGGCTAATAGTACCTGATGCCGTTGTTCCTTCTCTTAAAAGCAAATCATAGACTAATTCAGATTTCTCAGCCGCATCATAATCAACCCCCTACAAGTGTACATCCTAAAGATTGGTTGCATTGTTCAGGATACTATTTAATACTATAGTGCTATCGGTTGTTAATGATGTCAGGTTTGAAAGATTCTCGAAATACACGTTTTCCAAGGATTTGCAACCCACAAGAATGATTGATGATACATTCGGGATGTTCAAATCTCTCAGGGTTGAAGTTTCAGGGAAGGATATGGAATTTATACCTGTTCCTCTCAAATCTGCACTTTCCAACTTTGGGCATCTTGACAAGTCCAAGTTACCCGACAAGGTAGATATGCCATACAAAACAAGTCTTTTCAGGTTAGGACAAGAAACCTTCATTGCAATAGGTCTAAACTGCACTTCACCACTTATTTTTCTTGAATCCGCACTAAATTCTAGTAAGCGATCGCCTGATAATTCAAACGTTTCTCCTATGGATTTATCGGCAAATTCTCCAAAGTTGGTGAAGTAGTTTGCACCATATATGAAGCAATCTGTATTACCATCAGTTGTTATTGTGCTGGTATTATACTTGGTTAATGCCTGAACTCTGGTATTGTCTGAACCCATTGACTAACCCACACCGATTTTAGGATAAATCCATTGCCAAGGTGTAAGGGCAAAAGTGAAGTTTGGTCTTCCTGATGCCGTGGTTAGAATACTTCTGAATCCAAGGCTACCATTGCTTCTTACATAGAATGGCTTGGAAGATGCCAAGCTTTGTAAATATGGTGTTCTTCGTTTCCACCATTGTTTTTCGGCTTGTAACTAATCACCCAAGGATTGTGAAATTGCTGGTGTACCATTCTTGTATTCTCCTGAGGCTTGTTTTACTGAAGCTTCCTCATACAAGATTCTAGCCGTTTCATTGAAAGCAACTGAAGGGAAATACGATTGTATGCTGAAGAAATATTTATTCAGGCAAGATTCAACACTTCCACCGAAATCAGTACTTCCCATTGTGTCAAGGATAGTTTTCATCATCGCCTTGTACTCGACACTAAAAGCTTGCTCCATCAGGTTGTAGAACACATTATCTTCACCATTCCAATAGAAGTTTGTTCCGTGTTTGTCGTGCTCCTCCACATAGTATGGCTTAACCTTTCTTCCCACATTGTCAGTAAGGAAAATCGTATCCATATCATCCTGCACCATACAAATCTTGTACGTAATTGGGTCTAGATATTCATAAGTGTTCTTACATCTATTGTCGGATGCCGCCACCATCTTCAGGAATGCCATTGTATAAAGCACATCATTCACCTTGTAATAATTGCTAACCTTGGCTTTGAAATCCGCTATTCTCCAATCTATGAAGGCTTGATTGTCCTGAGTGGTGTTTCCACTTGGTGTTATACCTGTCTGAACCTTGACGTTCAAAACTGAATAGTTTCCTTCTTCATCTTTAGTTATACCTGCATTCACCCAACTCTTAGAAATGTGGTCGTATCTCATCACGTTATATGTCGAAGTGTTCCAATACTGATAGGATACATCCGATAATTCGCTTTCACTTGTATAAGGCTTCAATCTGGTACTATGAAGGTAGGCAAAATTGAAGGCATCCTTGAAGTAACTGATGTTATCCCGATTACCCAAATCATAATCAAGCTATCCTTCACCATTGTATTCCCAAAATTCTTCATCCTCGTTATATACGACTTCAGTATCAAGCCAAGGCACTTGACGCAAAGTAAGTGGCATACCATTGTCTGAACCTTCAATCATTAAATAGTTTCCAAACACTTCCTTGCTACCTTGGAAGGTTGCCACATCAGCTTTACCACTTCCAAAGGTAACTAATCCTGCAAAGGTTGGATTGCTATCAGGGGTTTCTTTTATAAAATACATAAATGGCTTTTCCTCAACTGCAACCCTTGAAGATTCGTATCCTTCTGTTTGTGTGATACTGTTACCACCAACAATGGCTTTCCACAAGTCATTATATAAGGATGTTGAACCCATCTTGTGTGATTGCATAGAAGAAGCCCAATTCAACTTGGATACAAGTTTTCTGGCTTTAGGTGAATTATCCTGAAGCTGATAGAAAGCACCTTTCTTTACTCCATTGCCATCAATCCAAACCGACTTATCCTTGAAGTCAAACTGATGATTCCACTTCCAATATCCCCTTGAAGAAGAACCTTGCCCCTTGATTTGCATATCGTTTATAATGCCTGAATGTTCAGGGTCATCAATTATATTGATAGACAAGCTACCCATAAATTTCAAATTACCCGTACTATATTCAGGATGTTTTCCCGTCCATACCAAGGTATTGTATTTTGTTACTGCCTTATCGTAGCTAATTGTGCCATTTGAACTAACAATGTCATTGGCATCCCTGAAGGCAATCTTGGAATCCAAATCAGGAAGGCTACTTAAATAATCCTGACGTACATCATTTGCACTTAATCCCTTCTTATATACTCGCATACCATAAACATCCAAATCGCAATTGTCCGCACCCAATTCCAAGGTAAGAACCCCATTCTTGAAGATGTCCGAATCGGTATATAAAAATTCACGATTCATAATACCATTAATGAAGATACGCACATAGTTTAATCCGCTATTACTCAAATTCGGGATGATGTTTATAGCTATATGTGTTCGTGTCTCATCCTGAAACATTATATCCTAATCCCTTCGGGTTTGTTTCTCGGTTGTCATAAATACCGCTTCCGTTGCCTTCATTTCAAACCCAAGTGGCACTTGATTCTTGTAGCTGCAAAATCTAAAGACAACATTGTCTTCATTAAATACATTATACACGTTGAAATCAAATTCAATGGTTGCACCATTTGACAAGGAATCCAATGGGTCGTACTCAATATTGAGTTTTCTCCCTGCTGGGATTCTCAGGACACCGATACCATCAGCATTATTCTTCCAACCATCTATATGGAAGTCGAAGTTTGTGAAGGTAGATGATACGATTCCCTGGTCTATGCTGTTGATAATCTAGCTTGGATTCCCTTCACTATTGCTTCTAAGCTTTGGATTAATAACGAAATCAGCCCCTTCAGTCGGATACATCTTCACCGAATTATCAATAACAATCGGGTATTCTGAAACCATATCCTTTGTACTAACCCTTACAATGGCATTAATAGAATCTGAAGTACTCTCGATTTCCAAGGTGTTGTAGAAGCTATAAGTTACACCTACGACACAATCCGTATATTTATAGGATAGGAATGTAGTGCTTCCATCAGATATTACAATGTCCACATCTGAACCACTATTGAATAAGGCAAAGTCGAAGAACTTCACATTTGAATAGTTGCTTATGCTGGTTGCCTTGTTGTTCAGGATAACAACACTATCATTCGTACTTTCATCTATGAAGAAGTATTCTGAATGAATGTGCTTTGATTCCAAGGTTGTTTCATCAACACTTAGCCAAGCTTCAATATGGATGATACCTGTCGGATATGTCTTATCCATATTCAGGATATAAGGCACTTCCAAATAAGTACTGTCACCAATGGCAATCTGGATGTTCTCCGTGTTGTTGCTGGCATCAGTCACCTTCAGGTGAAGGGTTTTGGAAATCTGTCCTTCTATGTAATATTGAAGACTTAGTGAAGTAAGGGGCTTGGAATTGTCTGTGGCATCCGTAACAACCAAGGAAGTATTTATGATGGATTGGAATGTAACAAGGTTAGTTACCGCACCATTCACATTATCTTCCACTCTCAATCTAATCTTGTTATCTCCATCCGCAAGATATTCAGTCAAATCCAAGACGTAGTAGCTTGAAGATGTGTGTGAAATTGCCTGAATGGTCTTTTTGCCGACTTCAGTAAATGAAGAACCATTTGAGGAACGCAAGATGTGAAGTGTACCATCATTGAACGTATCCGATACTACACCCGTATTGGGGTTAGTAGATGTGGAAGTATATCTAATTTGTACCTTGACACCATCCCCTAGGTTTACCAACTTACTAGTATTTGAATTGGTTGTTAATTCAGCCGCAAACGTGTCGTTTTCTACATTCGGCAATTGCACCTTGAATAATGGGTTTATGTCCTTGCCATCTGCCCAATCATAATATTCATCTATGCTTTGGAATCCATAAAGATAATAATAATCTCCAATCTTGTTGGGTGTTCTATGGATGTATCCGCAACTTTTACGTAACTAATCCTTGATGAAGCTTTCTACTGAAGAACCTGAATAATTCTCCCAAGAAGTATTCATATCAGGTATTATTCCATTTTTAATTTCTGCCATATATAATGATGTATAAATTAATATTTCTTTGTTTCTCTCCATCCTTCACTACCAAGCCAAGGCTTTGAAGGTGTCCACATTCCACCGCCAAAACAACTTCTGATAGCTTCCCAAATCTTTCTAGCCCCCTTGAATATAGCTGATATTGTTCTGTTGTTGGCTATTACCTGAACAACATTCTTGCCGCCATTTACGTGTAAAGCCATACTTTAATCCTCATAAGTGAAGTAGAACTTGCCAAATTCAGGGCTAAGGGTTTCGTATTCTTCTTCTGATATAATTATGTGCTCAGGAATAGAAGCCCCTTTAAGTTCTAGTTTTTCTAATCGATTGGTATTTGCATCAATCCCATTGGCTAAAAGATGAAGTTCAAGATGATGCTCCAAGTCCATATCTACAATTTTCTTTTGAATATCCTAATCCATTGATTTATTGATGCCATCAAGCTATCCCTGAAAATCCTTGTTCTCCAATCTGTCCAATCTCGTTTTGTTGCTATCAAGTTGCTGGGCAATGTCGTGAATCCCCTGATGAAGTCTTTCATCCTGAGTATCCAACAATCTCATCTTTGTGTTGATGGTGTTTATGTCCGCATCCACATCAGAAAGATGGTTGTTCAGCTTTGTGGTCTATCTAGCTAAATTGGCTTGAATGGCATCTATTTCAGTTTGTATTGTGTCTAAAGTTACTGCCATAGTCTTAATTATTCGTAAGTGTAATAAAGGGTATCATTGTCAGGTGTACCAAGGGCAATGTAATCTTCCAAGCTTATTACCTGATGCTTCAGGATGCCGCCCAAGATGCCTGAAACATCATCAAAGTACTTGTTTGCCCCTGATATTTTATTGGCTATCTTACCAAGTTCTTCCTTGTGTTCCGTCTCCATATCATCCAATTGCTTCCTAGTGTTCGCAACCTTCAGGGATACATCTTCAATCTGGGAATCATAATCCGCATCTTCAATGGCTTGTATCCTGATTGTATCACCTGACACCTTATCCATTTCATCTTTCACATCACTTCGATCAATGGATTCCAACCTTGTTTTGATGTGCTTGATTTGTTCGTCACATTGATAAGAATGTATTTCCGTCTTGTTGTTCGTGTAATCCACCTTAGCCCCCAAATCCAAAACACGTTGGTTCAGGCTGTCTAATTCTAATTCCGTCATATCAATATTCTACAAGTTTCAAGTTGTTTACATCTGCCTTCACATCATATTCCTGTTCATCCACAATGTACTTTCCTGATATGGCATCAGCCGAAACACATTCATAAGGGGCTTTGTAGCCGTGAACGACACAATTATAAATCTTCTTCGGGCTGGAATAATGTGACACGTATTTATCTATCAGGTTCAATTCCTACCTTTGTGTTTTCCCTGACAAGGAATTATGGAAGCCTTCCGTGTGGTACTTGTAGTTACCCGAATACATCTATTCCATTATATAGGATTTGGCTATAGGCTTCTAATCGTTATACGTGTTTATCTTCAATTCCAAATCATCCATTTCAGTTACGTTTGAACCATTGATGGTATTGGAATAGATTACATCATCAGATTCTTCATCCTCAAACACATTATACCATTTATTTGAATTGTCGGTACTGCAAAGGGTAATCCCGAAATTCTTCATAAACACGACTGGTGGAATCTTTTCATACTGCACCTTCAGTTTTCCGTTCTATGTGTATAACTGATTATCCCAAGGGATTCTTGGCATATATATCTATATTCTGAGTTTACCACACAAGGCATCAGAATTAGTTATGGGTATAACAAAAGCACCCTTGTTCACCTTGTACGTGTAATTGTGGTTTGTAACTGGCTTGTTCCAACCCGTCCATATCAAGCACTCATCATCACTTACTACTTCTTCTTTATGGTATGGTATCCAAAAGGTAGTTTCTGATGATGTCCAATAGCTACCGCTCCAATATTTGTTTCCGATACTCAGTTTCACTTTCAGGGTATTCCATCCCTTGTTATAACTGGAATCGCTTTTTCTTCTAGTCTTAGCGTTGTCGGTACTATGGCATCCAACTTCTGTAATCGGATAATTCATTCCACCACAATACGTATCCTTGATGTCCCACAAGTTATAATTAACCTTGTCATAGCTGCAATTGCGTTGGAAGAACAAATTGCCCTAAATACAAAGGTAGCTTGTTTGTCCACTCGATGCTGGGCTATAATTTACATACTTCTTGGATGTGTAATATAAGACTGGGTATGTTCCACCAAAGTGTTTTTCATAGAAATCATTGCTCCAAGCCGATTCAAGATTCTGGTATGTGTTACTGATATTGTTGTCATTGTAATACTTGTGCATCCAATATCCTTGAGTAAAGAAGGATAACATATCAGTCCAATTTGTACTATAGGGCATTTCCTTTGTTGATTCATACCCAAACTACTGGGTAGGCAAACAACACTAGCCTACAATGTAGTTGTATAAGTATCCCGAACTATAAGGGAAGTCCATATTTGCCCATACTATGGCTTGTTGCCGTTCTGTAAAGTTATCAGTTAGCTTGTAACCGAAACTATCAAATACTGAATTGGTATTTACAATGGTTTGCCATTCCTCGGAATTATCGCTCCATCCACCATAAGTACCTTGCCTAAACTCAAAGTATCTTGATGCTATCGTCCATTGTACACCATCACTTCTTTTGGATGCCGTAGTAAACATATTATAGTATGTACCTGATTTCATTTCATCAGTTGGCTTGATTCCCAAATCATCATCCTTCACTTCATAAACATCAGCCTTAATGGATACCTTGTTATATACTTCATCCATTTCTATGTTCTAATCGTCCCCTGCATAATCGTCCTTTTTAATGATGCTAGGTATATAGAAGGATTCTTTTCCTGAACCGTTCAAATCTCCATACACATCTGCATTGTTCGTGTTATGGTTTACGACTACTTCATAATCGATAAAGAAAACATCATTCCCATCAGGAACACAACTAAATCCATAAAAGCTGCAAATTTCCTCTAGTACTTCATAACACGTACTGGCTTCACCATCTTTGAAAAATATATCATCATTGATGTATTCTATCTATGTGGGCAAGTTGTTGCTTGCCTTCTTATTTCCCAAGTAAGGAATGTACACCTTACCATTGTATCCTGCAACCTGAATCAGGTGTTGGATGATGGATGCAATCGGGGTGTTACGTTCACTTCCCAAGGAATATGTATATTTGAAATCCTGAAGGGTGGATATTGCATCCACACCTTCTATCTCGATTTCATTTCTATATAAATAGGGTTGGTTATAAGTACAAGGGGTTACGAATCCAAAGAAGATACATTTGCAAGTTGTCAGGTTGTTCACCACTATAGATGTTCCGTGTGAAACACTGCTGTAAATATCAAAGTACACGTCTTTGCTCACTATCTTGATGGTACAACTTCTTGATTTGATCGGTGCAAAAATTCCATCTGATGTTTGGCAAATGGAAATTGGTGATTCACTTGCAAAGGTTAATTCTGTTTCCTTGGATTTATCCCCATTCGTTACAATTATTACCTGTATAACTTCATCCTTTATCGTTCTTATTGTGCCTTGGTACTTCATCCGATTTTGTTCATTTTAGAATTATGGTTTTTAAGTACACCCACAAGGGTTGAACCCTTTATTTCAAACTTCACGTTTCCACTAGTTATACCATTGCCTGATACATTGGCATTCCCATTGATGATGTTGAATAGTCTCTTTTGCTATGTCCCATTCATTACCATTTCGCCCTTGTTTAGTCGGCAAAGGTTATAATCACCTATGGTTGTCTATCCACCTACAATACCACCATCAGCAAAGCAACTGAACACCATAGCAAAGCCTGCCACTACTGCCGCAATACCTGCCGCAATTGCTGCAATGTTGGCTGGGAATGGAAGGGAAGCACCTGATTTCGTAGCCCCTGCAATGGCACTAGCTTGTTCTACTCCAAGCTTACCTACGTCACTTGCCATACTTGCCTAATCGTTTGCAATCTCTACCTACGTGTTTGCCGTGTCTGTTGCTGTCTTGGCACTATTGGAAGCCATTTCCGCTGAATCGGCTGCAACCTTCTTGGCTGCCGTAGCTTCACTAATCTCACCAAACAACTTGATAATGTCATTGATGGATTCGTAGGCACTAATAGCTTCTGATATGGTGCTTACAACTGCACTTATGGATGATGTCACTTTCTAGAAGGTGCTCATATCACCCCAATTCTGGGCTAAGTTCTACCAAGTATTAGTAACCCCAACCACCGAATCATTCAGGCTTCCTATTGTGCTTATCGTTCCCTTGATGCCTGAATAAAGTTTCTTGTTCAGGTTGGATTTCTTCTGAAGCTTCTCCGCATTGGTAGCCGCATTCTCGTAAGACTTAGATAAGGCATCCACCTTCTTTCTTGCATCCTCATATATGGAAACAAGCTTATCTTCATTGTTGTTAAGTTTGCCACCAACCTTAACTTTATCCTGAATGGCTTTGTATTGTTCCTTGTATGATTTAACTAGTGATTTCTAGAACTCCAATTCTTCCTTCAATACATCAGCATTGGATTTCGCCTTTTCTACCTTGTCACCTGATGGGGTAGGTTTCTTCTTGTCCTTGTGTTCAGAAATCTTTTCCTCTAATCCTTCAATAGCCTTATCATCTACTACTGGCTTCAGCTTCAGTTCAATGTTCTTCTTTTCTCCGACAAGTTCATCAATTTGCTTCTGAACCTTCTCCCTTGAAGTATCGTCAATGGCAAGTTTCAATTCCTTTTGCTTTTGACTTATGGCATCTTCAATAGCCTGAAGACTTCCTTCATCTGGCTTTACCTTCAATGAAAGTTCAATGGCTTCCTTCTTCTTAGTCAAATCATTGATTTCCCCTTGGATTCTCTATCTGTCCTTGTCGGATATTGCTATTTTTAATTCAGCTTGTTTCTTGGAAATATCTTCCTCGATTTTACCTAGTGAACCTTCCTTGTAGTGTACCTTGTTATTACCCTTGAAAGTAGTCTTGGTACTTGTCTTCTTGCCTGATGTCTTACTTCCTGAAGGTTTAGAACCTGAAGATGTTCCACTAGTTGAAGTATGTCCCGAATCAACCTTGTTACCAACTTCATTATCTACCGAAATCTTTGTTTCAGCAACATTCAAGCCTAGCCACTTTTTAAATTGCTTCCATACATTCTGAAGTTTCTGAACCATATTCGTAAACCAAGTTATTACGCTTCTACAAGCGTTTCGGATTGGTTCAAAGAATCCAACATCCTTCAGGGTACTTTTGATTCTTCCCCAAACATTACGTACCACATTACCAAGTTCTGTGATTATCTTGACAATTGCCGCAATAGCAATTTCTATGATTTCACAAGCTACCTTGATAATTGCCATTGTTACCTTCCAAGTAGCCCCCAATATTTTGACAAAGCTTATTCCACTGTCCAAGCCTTCCAATTCCTTGATGGTTGAGGAAACATAATCAATCACTTCTGTAAGGGTTGAAACTACTTGCTAAAGGTACGTAATACATTCCTGAATAATTGCCGATTCTCCAAACGTAAGAAGGAAGGCTTCCCAATTTGAATTAAGTGCCCCAATCGTACCATCCAAATTATCCGTGTTGATAGCCATCTACTCGTAAGCCGTATTAGTACCTGACAATGAAGATTCAAAGCCTTTAAAAGTATCCCTTCCTTCTATCAGGGTCTTCAACATAGCTATATTGGAAGCACCTACCAAATCTTTCATCTTGGCATCAGTCATTTCAGCCTGAGCAAGATTTTCAAGTGCCTTATCCATTCCCACAATGGCTGGCTTAAAGTTGTCATTCGCCTGAACCGCCAAAGCCAATAATGTTGAATTAAGGGTTGAACCTGCAACATCGGCTGAACTGAACTTGGGTGCAATGGTTTCGATTGCTGAAGCTAGTTGTGTATATGTCATTCCTGCCGATTTTGCCGCCGTACCTGATTTCTCGAAGGCTGTATTTAAATATGCAACATCGGCTGAACCTTGCTAAGATGATGCCGCCAACACGTTGATGATGTCCGTCGCTTCTGAAGCTTTGGCATTCATCTGGTTCATAACCGTGGTTATACCCTTAGCCGCATCCACAACTTCTATCCCTGCCGCTTCAGCTAACACGTTTGCCGCTTCAGTCACCTTCATTAAGGCATCCTAATTCTTCAGCAATTCAGGGGCTTGGCTACCTATAAGTTTCATTGAATCCACAATGTCACTAGCTGAAGCCTTAAATCCCTTACTCATTTCAATAGCACCTTCAGAAACCGATTTCATTGCATCATCACCTAAACCCGTCAGGGATTGCAATCCATCAAGATGGGTTTCAAATTCCGATACTGAAGAAATGGATTCTCCTATGGTGTAACCAAGTGCCGCAATTCCACCGACTAAAGCCGTAACTGGTCCAAGTGCCACACCAATAGAAGCACCAATTGAACCTATAGAACTGACAACACTTCCAAGCTATATGTTTTTCAAAGCCTGCAATTGGGTAACAAAACCTGAAATGTCACCGCTTTTCAGGCTATTGATACTTGCCCCAATGCTTCCTAAATCAAATTCACCTGAAGACTATGATAATTCAGAAAGTTCTTGATTTGTCTATCTAATCTATTCCTTTACCTATTGAAGATGTCTTTCAGCACTAGCCAAAGAATCAGAAATACTTTTTCCAAAATCACTTCTTTTGGCTTCCTCTGTCAAGTTTGCCCATTGAATCTTCAATTCCTTTATCTGTGCCTTTAATGTCTTTTCTGCCTGAGTGGTGGTCAATGTACCACTTTGCACCTTATCTAAAGCCTTTACTACTCGTTGGTAGGATGCCACTTGTGAATCAGTAACACTTGTACTTCTACTAATTGCACTACTAGCTTCTCTAGCTTCCTATGTATATCGGTTAAGTACTGCCCTTGCATCATTGATTGACCTTGTAAATCCTGAAGTATCAGCACCTATTACCGCCGTCAGATTATTCGCCATTTATCGCATTTCTTATGTAATTGGTTAATGTTGAACTTGACTGACTCACCACTTCATTCAGGGAATCCGTTGCTGATATGTATCCCTTGGAAAAGGGCTTGATGTGTCTTCCCAACTTCTTCGTTTGTGTTCTGTACCTTGTACCACCAATAAAGAATCTTGTCTTATAGGTATCGTATATTCTCTTAGTACCCATTGCGTGAATCTTTATGTATCCACCATAATCTTTACCAATCATAATACCTTCAGCAAGATTACTGATGTCCCCTGAATGATGTCTATACAATGATGATGCTTTGTTTATGAAGGCTTGTCGTATATTATCCCTTATCTTGATAGCTGAAGCAACAACCGCCCGATTAATTCTTTTCTTCATATCTTCAGCCACTTCACCAAGTTCTTCCACATTATATATTAGTTTGCCCATTTTTCTGATAGTTGTTTTAGTCGTTCAATGTCTTCACTTGATATTTCCATATCTATAGCAATAGAATCTGGTTCTTCCCATTTGAACTTGCAAATGTCTTGGAAGGTTAGTTTCTTTCTTGAATTTACCTATGCCATAACGTAGGCATTCATTCGGCTTGCTTCCCAAATATTCCTATCCAAGAAGGGAATGTTCTCCACTACATCATTCAATTCCCAATCCGTACATTCATCCATAAAATAAGATATGTCCATTACCCTAAACTGGAACACAAACAAGTTGAATAAATAATGGTACATACATTCAGGAGCATCACCATCATCATTGGTGGTTAGTCTTTTTTTAACTGGTTGGTATTGGATAAAGAAGCCTGAAGCCATTCGCCAAACTCCTTTACTGATTCAGGATTCTCATCCACCCAATCTATGAAATCTTCAAATTTCAGGGAATAGTCCTTACTTGATGCAAGAACAACACAAAAGAAGAATGTGATAACATCAGTAAGCCCCTTTGGGTTTAGGGTACTTCCTGAAACGTTCTCGTACATCATCATTGCCCTGAGTGAATATTTAAGTGTTATTTTCTTGTCTTTAATTGTTATATCCATATCCTTTTAAAATTAAAGGGCAATAGAAGAATCTACTGCCCTTTGGTGAAGGCTTTTTTTGCCTTTATCTTTTTAAATTAAGCTGGCTGAGTTGTCTTTTTAATTGAACCTGTTCCCGTCAAAGTAAGGGAATATGTCGCATTCTCACCATTGTTGGCATTCGCCACAAGTGAAGTGATAATGGCTTTACCCTCGTAGAAGGTTGTCTGGGATGTCCAATATGGAAGTGAAGTATCACCATCAGCAACATTCTTGCTTAAATCAGCCTATTCAGTCTTCAAGCCGAATCTGATAACAATTGCTGAACCTGCTAGCATCTTATCGAATAAAGCATCATAATCATCTGTGGTGTATAAGTTTTCGGATGTAACTTCCCAAGTATATTTAGATACTTCTGAAGCACCCCACACACCGTGGTCTTTGCTTGAAACATCAGTTGTTTCCGCTGTAATGGTAAGGGTGTGATTGGTTGCATAAGCGTAACTATGTCCGTCGTTGTCAAATAACATAAGGTCACGTCCCTTAATAATTTTATTTGCTGCCATTGTATTTAATTGTTTATTTTTAAATTGAACTGCATCTTTTGAATGAATGCGTTGTTGCTATAATCTTCTGACGCTAAAATCAGGTTGGAATCACTTATTTCCATATCTCCAAAGGATGTGGAAGACACTTCCAACAATTCCCTTACCTGATTTGCCAAATCTATTCCTTTATAGTACCTATCAGTAACTATGTTTATTTCGATTGTAACCGAATCCTCATAATAACCATCCTTGCATCCTGAACTTACTAGATTCGTGCGCTTGTAAACCATAAATGGAAACTGGGCATCATTATCAGCCACTAGGGGATAGATTCCCACATCCTTTATGTTTTTAAGGGTTGCAAAGATATACTTTCCAATATTCAACGAATCAATCATTTATCAATTCTGCCTTTATAGTTAATTGTTGCTGTGCCTTATCAGGTTCGATGTCCAATACCCGATAAACATTACCATTCCATTTAATCCTGCAATACTCATTTATGGGTACATACAACCTAACCTGAAAAACCTTCATTGAAGCATAGAACACTTCATCATTCTCGTTTGTCCGTCCACCACCATTGTGAACAAGTCTAGCCCTGGTCGTATATGTTGATTCCCATTCAGTCGTTTCCTCGCCATAGTCATTGGTTGTTATTACTGAAGAAAGTACTTCCACAAGTTCAGTAAGTAATCCCGCTCTCATATTTATGGCAAGTAGTAATGTTTGTAAAGTCCAAGAAGATATTCCAAGGTATATGGTACTTTAACAACCTGACTAAAGGCTGTAGGCTCTCTATTTGCATAAAGATTCCCCACCATAAGAAGAATGGAATGTTTGATGGCAAATGGCAAAGCACCATCTACCACCAAATCTTCCAAAGCTATGTCTAGATGCTGGGATATGGAATCTTCCGCCACATTAATCAAAGCACCAATATAGGCATCATCTTCCATAAAAGACTTGTCTATATTCAGGTGCTTCTTTGCTTCATCAAGTGTTACGTACATAGCTTTCAATAATAGACTAAAAATTATTCGCCTAAAGTCTTAGCAATAAAAGCTTCAGTTCTACGTGGCTTTGCATCGAAGTAAGCATTTACCACCAAACGTACCTTACCATTTGCCGCCTGAGTATATGGGTCAATAGTTAAATCAATTGCGCCCCATTGTGCAATTACGTAATCCTCAAAATTACCTAATACCAAGCCCTTGCAAGAAGTAGTACTAAGTACTGGAATACCATCTACTTCATTACCTTCCATTACAAACAAGCCACTACCATTATCCTTCTTGGTTGTCTTCAGTTTGGCTTTGATGGCTGGTGATACAATATATTTAAAATCACCTGACACGTTGGCTTCCTCCAACTTCTGAACCAAACCAACCATTGTTTCATAGCTAGTATCGGCAATGGTTGTAGCACCATTGAAAATACCCTTAGGTTGTTTGGTTGAACCTGCTTCAGCACCAAGGATTGTTTCCTCCAACTTGCAAGAAATTGCTCTGACAATATCGGCTCTAATCAAAGCTTCCGCTGATACTGAATCCTGAATCAGGAATTGTTTAGAAATGTCGATATATGCTGTGATTCGCTTAGGCTCTAAGGTTACTTCGCTGAATGTACCTGCACCATCTGAAGCACTTTCTATTTCTCCTGCCCATCCTACGTTACCACCATTGTAAACTGGGATGGTGATATTGCCGACCAAACCTGTCATATAATTGCAACCTGCACTTGATAAAACCATATTGGCTCTTAATGGTTCAAGGATGTTCAACAAATCTTCTGCAACTGTCTCTTGTCCCTGATTGGCTACTGTTGCCTGAATGTCACTTCTTTGTTCAGCAATAGGAAGGACAATCTAACCACTATAAGACAATCCTGCCTTTCTCATTTCCGCCATACCTGAATTTACTACATCCTGACTTCTCTCATCCAACTGGCGATTGTTGGCAATGTCGTTGATTGCCTTTAACAATGAAAATTTCTCCATACTTCTTTTTGTTGTTTTGTTTAGTTTCTCGTTTAATTCTCGAATCTCGTTATCTACTTCATCAATTTCCTTCTTCAGGGCTTCAAACTTTGTGCTTTCCTCATCACTAAGCTTTCTTGTTTCCTTCTCAGCACCTGATAGGATTGCTTCAGCCTGCAATTTAAGCTGATTCTTCTTGTCCATCAATTCAACACTATTCATAATCCTTTTCTCAACTCCTTGTAATAGTCTTCCAATTCCTTCTTCTCCTTAGCCTTGGCATCATCCAAACCCCTTGTATCAGCCTTTACACTTGTAGAATCATAAGCTGCCCTATAGACTGGTGAAACATCAAACAATTGCTTGATATTGCTTATGGTACGTAAATATGTGCCATCGCTTCTTTTAGTCCATTTGTCTTCACCAACCGAAAAGGCAAAGCTGGATGTGGAAATATCTCCTCTTTTCAATCCTTCAAGAAGTTCATCGCCCAAGGATGTGTTTGGGGCTTCAAAACTATATCTTAACCCTTTATCATCAATCTCTAGTGTTAGGCTTCCATTACCTTTGTTACTTCTTGCCAAAACACCTTTATCTTCATTGTGATTCAACAAGCAAAGAATGTCGGATTGCTCTAACACACCTTCCAAGGCTCTTGGTTCTATGGTTTCAACAAAGCCGCCCAAGTCCTTTGATTCGCTATTGAATACAATGGCATAACCTTCAACCATTCTTGATTCAGGTTGGTTTGTTATGCTATCAGTAATCATTCTTACTTCCTTCATATAAATACAATTTATTGTTTAACATCAGGGTGATCATCGTCAGGTTGTTCTTCTGGTTCATCCTTCACCTTTACCGACTTATCCGTAGGAACAAGCTATGTGGCATTCTGCAATGTTGCCAAGTTTACTTGTACAAAATGATTGTTGCCACCATCAATGGAAGGTAAATCGATTTCCTTCCTGATTTCATTCGGGCTTACTACACCTATATTAAATAATGTGTTGTAATAGTTTGCTAAAGAAGCTTTATCAGCCCTGAGTAATCTAGACGTGTCGAAACGAATATCAATCGATTCCTTTTCTGAAGGCTTATATAGTTTGCGCTCAAACTCCAATTCAATCTTCTCCAACAAAGGGGATAATGTATCAGTAAGGAAGGATAGATTGGTAGCTTCTACCGTCGAATAGCTAGACTTGGACAAGTCAAAACACTTGACTGGTGACACACCAAAGAATCTGCAAATATCAATCACGTTGAACTATCTTGTTTCAAGTAGCTAGGCATCGGCTGGATTTACTGTTATCGGTTTGAACTCCATATTTCCTTCAAGAACCGCAACCCCATTGGGCTAGCCTACATTCGGGCTAAAAGCATTCTGCCAACTCGTCTTTAAATCTTGCTTCTACTTGCTGGTTAAGGTACTTTGTACTGTCAGGATGCCCGCCAAGTTTGCTCCACCCCTGAAGAAACCTGAGGCGTGGGCTTCACTATCAGCCGATAATCCCAAGGTGTTCTTTGCGTGCGCCAAGGTACTTATACCTGTCAAACCATCATAGCTGAAATTTAGGATATGAATCATATTACAAGCTTCTATGATATTCGATAACCCCGTTACACTATAAGCCAAATTATCCCTGATAGTCTTGGGTGGGATGATTGTAACCAAATCTGAAGGTATGTAATGTAAAGCCTTGGCATTCCCTTCATCATCACGTTCTATGTATGCGTATCCATTACCCTTTAGAAGTGTTGATACAATCAGGGTCTTGATAAATGTGAAACGTGTCATTCGGCTATTAGGCTCGGCATTCAATAATCTATATGTTGGATGTGTGACAAACTTCAGCTTGTAACCATCACTATCGATTCTGTATGGCTCTAGTGGTAATTGTGCCACCGAATCAGATATAACTTCAACACATCGGTAAACCGTGCTTAGTAGCAAAGCTTTGTTTGTCGTGTAAGCCCCACCACTATTGAAGGTTAGGTAATCGAAGACACTACTTCTTTCTTCAATATTTTCTTTTTTCTTCTTTCTAAACCAATTCATTGTTATTCGGTATTTAAATAGTTAAGATTTCATTGGTGAAATGTGGTGTTGTAAGATACATTCCCAATGCCTGAATCATTGCTATTGTTCCATCAATCTTCTTGGCATTAATAGACTTGTTCGGTTTCACGTTTCCATTGTGGTCTGATTTCAGGGTTACATTCCTGAAGCACCATCTTGTAATTTCATTATTCTCGATGATAGCTTTACCTGAAAGAATCAGTCTTTCTAATTCCCTGGTTGGTTTGTTGAAGTTTCCCAAGTTCTGTGGGTACTATTCAAGTGGCAATCCCTTCTCCGTAGCATCAATAGCCCATTGTGTACTATTGTATGGGTCATATCCTACCTTCTGGATGGAAACCAAGTTACTGAACTTCATCATATCATTGGTAATGTAATCATAATCGGTTACGTTACCTTCTGTTATCTTCAGTAATCCCATCTATTTCCAATATTTATATAGTTCTCTATCTCCCTTTTCTCTCAAAGCTGATTCAGGCAAGTAGTAATCAGTTCTAAAGTGATAGATGCCATCATCCACAACCATATACGAAACCGCCGTTAAATCTGATGTTGCCGCCAAGTCAACACCTATATAACAAGGCTTGTCTTTCAACAATTCCCAATCGTCTTTCTTGCTAGCCTTTATCAGGTATGATTCAGGTAGCCATACTTCAACACTATCACACCATAAATTCAGGGTCTTGGTTTTCACACCGACTTCTTCGCTCGGATTGTTGATTGCCGATTGTACCTATTCCCTGATATACTTCTTTGTAACTGTCACATCAAGGTTAGGAGCACATTTAACCCAATTGTTTTCATCAGTCCAATCATCCTTTTCATCCAAGGAATAAATGGCAATAAACATACTATCATCTTCCTTCAAGCCATTCAGAATATCAATGGATGTGCTTCTTAATTTGTAACAAGGCAAGGTCTTGTCAAAACCTGCCGTGGTTATGGTACAAAGGTGTGGGTTTAATCTCATTCCCATTGAAGACTTAATAACATCCCTTACCTTGGAATTTTTGGCTGAATGGTATTCGTCAATAAGTCCAAAGCTGGCATTAAAGCCATCAAGTTTACTATCATCTGCCGCAAACACTTTAAGTTTGCTATTATTAATGTCCATCAGGATAGAATCCCTATAGGCTTTCAGATATTTACACTTGGGGTCTAGCTATCTTGTGAAGGCACTACAAAAGGAAAAGGCTATCTTTGCCTAATCCTTTGAGTTTGCCGCCAAGTCCACTTCAGCACCATCTTCACCATCAGCAATCAGGAAGTAAATACATAGTGCTGCCGCCAATGCTGTTTTACCTTGCTTTCTACTGATCTCTATGTAGCTACTACTATATCTTCTGGTATTAGTACCCTTCCAATACCATCCTACGATATTAGCAACAATGAAGGCTTGCCAAGGTTCAAGGATGAAGTTCTAGCCTGATGATTTACCCGTAAAATGCTTTAGTGTTCCTATGAAGTCTATTGCATTATCCACAACATCTTCCCTGAACTCCAAATCATCCCTTTGCTAGTCATTCCTGAAGCGATTGCAAGCCAATTTGATATTTTCGCCTACGACAACATTTCCTGATACAACATCTTCAACATATTTAAAGTATGCTTTCATAAGTCGTACACATATTTAATTTGGAATCCATCAGCCTTCTTTATGTTCGGATAGTGCTCCTATAAGAATGCCCATTTACGTGTTCCGTGTCTATGCCACATTGTAACTGGGTGTACTCTCTCACCTGATTCCAAGATGTAGAAATCTGCCTTCCTCTTATCTATAAGTTTGTAATTTGCCGCCTTGTATATTGTGCCTTCATTTCCAACTGTCGTATCAGCATAGCTAATCAGGTGCTTGATTTCTGGGTGGGCAACCTTCAGGAAATGATGAAGCAAGGATAGGGTTATGGTCTCGCTGAACTTTGGCATTTCATCACTTAACCACATTCTATCAAACTCACGTACTTCATCAGGATTATAGTTTCCCTTCTTGCGTGGATTGATGCCATATCCGATTTGTAGAGCACCTGACACCTTGCCATAATGATATACCAAGAATGAAAGAAAACTATTCCTTGTTACTTTATGGCTATAATGGTTTGCAACAATAATAGGGTCTGCTTCAGATTTCTTGCACACCAAGATTTTTATTCCCTTGGATGGTGCTTCATATCCTATATACTTCCCATCCTATATAATTGGCTTCTTTTTAATCTTTGTCATTCTTGATAAAACTAAGTATGTGTGCAATAACATCGACTGTCCATCCATCACCTAATACATCAGCCGCTTCATTATCTGTAAGCATATCACAATATCCTTCAGGTATCGTTTGCAATCTTTCTCTTTCTGCTTTAGTCAAATATCTAACACCATCAAAAACATCACTAGTGCAAACCATTTCTTTAGCTGGCATTCCCTTAAAATGCTAGTCGTAGTATTCTTTACACTTTTCATAATGTTCCTGACTTTTAAATATCAATGTAGTAAAACCTAAAGTACTTCTATGATACATCTTAACTGGTGTTCTTAATGGTCTTGAATCAGAAACTAACAAGCATCTTGATTTAGTTAAAGGTGAATAACCTGAATCCAAAATATCATTTATATTAATTTCTTTGTCTTCAGGTACTGACACGTTGGGGATGTTTGTCCAATACAATCTTGGTCTGGATTGTGCCGTTACTAACTTGCTATTGATTTTTATGGGTTCAACTCCCAAAAGTTCACTTATCTTCTTCTAATCCTCTTTTTTCATCTTCACGTTTTCCAATAGGAAATACTTAGGCTTTACTTCTTTAAGAAGTCGTAGGTAATGAAAGAACAAGCAACTTTTGTCACCTTCCAATCCATTTTTTACTAGATTGGCTATACTGAAATTCTAGCAAGGGCTTCCACCAATCAATAAATCAATCTTTGGCAAATCAGCACCTTTTACCTTCGTCACGTCACCAAGTTGGATGGTATCAGGATAATGTGATTGTGTAACCTTGATGGCAATATCCTTAATCTCTGAAGCGTAATAATTATCTACGTGTATCCCTGCTCGTTCCAAGGCGATTCGACCACAACTTATTCCATCGAATAAACTTAATACATTCATCGATTACGCTTTATAAAGGCTTCCAATGGTGAATCTTCTGATGTAGCATCTTCTAGCTTTGGCAATTTGCTTCTTGATTTGGCTGTCAATCCAAACTCTGTCATTACTCTCATTGCCTAGGTTTGGGCATCCCTTCCAATCTTTACTGCTGGATGTTCGGCAATGTTTCCTCTATCACTTCTTACCGTCAAACCTTCCTTCTCTATAATCTTATTGGCTTTGATGAATGTACTATAGTTATACGCTAACATCTGCAAAGCCGCATCATCTACCTTTTCAATTATGCCATTATCTTCAAGCATACGTAGCACTTCTTCCATATAGGATTTTGCTTCAGGTTCTAATTTTGCTGGAATCGTAAAATTCTTCATAAGTCTTATTTTTTAGTCTATTATGTTCTTCTTTACTATAATACAAAAATATGTTTAACACTTCATTCCCAATCTTCTGAAGCTATACCTGTACACTATAACCACTTGTCGCTTCATCTGGGATGTTCCTGAAGAATGTGCCATATTCATTTTGATTCTCGGAAAAGAATGCCTATAATTGTATTGTTAAAACTATAAGGATATGAAGACAACAAAAAGTAAAATCATCGGTTTTCGCCCTACACCAAGGTAGGCATTTGAATTAGATAACATCTGCAAGGAATTAGATATAAAGAAGTCGGTATTAATCCGATACATATTGGAAGATTTCATTGATAAATACGAAAAAGCAAAGGGTTATGAATAATTGGGATAAATGGAAAAGAATGCAATGTAACCTGAACAAGGCTGTTATGAATGCCTAGGTTGCAAACCTGATGAATCAGAATTATCAATAGTTATGGAATGAGTTTGTGAAGACACCTGAAGACTAGGATGTATTTAATGATGCCTACCTAAAGCTTACATACAAATATGTTCCTGAACAAGACTTCGTGGAATAGTTCAGGCATATTTTTAAATAGTTGAAGGGGGCATATTATCGGGATGATTCGGCAAATCATTACTACCAACTGAATGAAGATAGATTAAACGTTCCTGAACCTGAGGAAGAAGTAAAGGTAAGAAGGAACGTGGATATAATAACTAAACTTTAGCAATATGCCATATATCGTAAAAGCACCAAAGCGTAAGCCTATAAGGAATGTAAATAAATAGGCTAGATAGGAAATATATAGAACTTCAGAATGGAAGTAGCTAAGAAAAGCCAAGTTGATGTCATAGCCCTTGTGTGAAGTATGTTTGTCCAAGGGGATTGTAACCCCTGCCGTTGACGTTCATCACAAGGATTCATTCCTGAACTATGATGGGGCTGAAAGATATGCCAAGGCTTATGATTTCAATAACCTGATGTCGCTTTGCAAGTTGTGTCACTCTGAACTTCATCGCAATGGTAGAACTTATGGATAAGCTTATGATAGGTTCTTGTAGTCCATCATATATTTCAGGTACACCATCAAACTGGTAGCAAGAAGAAAGGGGGTGAACTTCGGACGTTTCTACCCTCGGCTACTAGCGAAAATCCGCCGAATCGACTTCTCAGGCTCGAAACCGCCATACTCGGCTGCGCTCTTCCCCCCGAATTTGGCTAAAATTGCTTCATCTTACTCGAAAATCTGGAAAATGCAAAAAAAGTTTTGGGGATTCAAAAAATCAATATATATTAGCATAGTTCAGGGAAGAAAAAGGGCAAGTTAATAAATCAGGTCAAAACATCATCTTTTTCTTCAATTTTTATATAGATAATGGCTAAAACCATAATATCGGGGAAGAATGTGCTTCCCCTTTTATTATCTTTCTAGTGTCCTTTTTTTTAGATATTTACTCTTATAGAAAACAATTTTGGGTAGTAGAAAAAGGACAAGGAAAAAAGCCCATTTTGTAGATATTTTATAGTTCAGCATAAAACAATAAAAATGATTTCAAAAAACATTCTCAAAATCCCATCAGGGATTCACTATCTTTCTGATTATGTTACTGAAGATGGTGAAAAATTCAAATTGCCAAATGGCATACTAAACAAAGAATTAACTGGTTGTGGTGGTACAACTCTAGCCCTTGAAGATGATTGCAAAACAATCATTTGTAGCCCAAGAATCAAATTATTGGAAAACAAGAAGGCACAATATCCTGATACATTACTAGTAAAAGGTGGTGTAAGTAGTACATCTATCTATAACTACCTATCTATAGTAAGTAAGCCTAAAATCTTGGTTACTTATGATAGCCTTTACAAGGTAATTGATTGCTTGGACAACCTTCAGGAATGGAAGGTGGTAATTGATGAATTTCAATGTTTGCTTAATGATTCCACATTCAAAGCCGATACCGAAATGAAGCTATTGGAAAAACTTAAAGGATTGCCTTGTGTCACCTATCTATCAGCGACACCGATACTTGATAAATATTTAAGCCAAATCGAATACTTTGATGATGTTCCATACTATCAATTGGATTGGATGGATAAGTACAAGGTTCAGGTACATAGAAGGAAGACAAACAACCCGATTGCATCAGCACAAAACATTGTCAGGGAATACTTGAAGGGCAATTATCCGATTCTTCCTGAAGAAGATGGTAGTGAATTAAAAAGTACTGAATGTGTTATCTTTTTAAATAGTGTAACCAACATTGTTAATATTGTGAAGAACACCCACCTGAAGCCTGAAGATGTGAATATCATTGTTGCCAATAATGAAGATAATGATGAAATCATCAAAAAGCTAGGGGAAGGATTCGGCAATGGAAGGATACCATTGAAGGGGGAACACCACAAGATGATAACAATGTGTACATCCACCGCCTATATGGGTGTTGACTTTTATAGCACTTGCGCCACTACGTTTGTTATAAGCGATTGTAAACGCCCGAATACTTCAGTTGATATTGCTACCGAATTATCCCAAATAGCTGGAAGGCAAAGATTAGATTGCAATCCCTTTAGATACCATCTATTCTTCATCTACAATACCAATGTGGAAGATACTCCAATTGAAGAATTTGAAGATGCTATGGCTTACAAGCTAGAACTGACAAAGAAGGAAGTTGAATTTTACAATCAAGCACCTGAAGGGGTGAAGGAAAAACTAGCAAAGGATAACATCAGGAATAGAAAAATCTTGGGATATTCGGAAACATATACAATGTATGATGAAAGTACCCATAGTTTCACCTACAACAAGCTAGCCCAAATAAGTGATAGATTTGCCTTCGATGTGCAACAATATAACTATAAGAATGGAATACTTGTCAGGAAGCAATTGGAAGATACTGGTAAATTTGACTTATCCGATAATCAGGTTTTTGACGTGTATAAGGAATCGGTTGCCCAAACCATAGCTAACAACACGTTTATAGAAAAGATGAAGGATTATTGTGAACACAAGGATTCCCAAAATATGTTCTCTAATTATATCGCTGATCAGTTGGCTAGAAAGACACCTGAACTGAAGATTTATTATGATGCACTTGGTTCAGGTAAGATTAAAGCCTTGGGTTATCAGGAATCAAAGCTGAAGAAGGAATATGCTTTCTTAGCAAAGATTTCAGGCATCAGGCATAAAGTAGATATGGCATTTAAAAAGGGGGATAAGCTTCCCAAGGCTGAAATAAAGTCTAGGCTTCAATCCATATATGATGAAATGGGATTGGATAAGAAAGCCAAGGCTACTGAACTATCAGGCTTTGGTTTTACCCTGAAGGAATGCAAGATAACAAAAGATGATGGAAGTCGTGTTAATGGATTTTTAATTAATTGAATTATGAATGAATTTTTGAAAAATGAAAAGATTGGAAGGGATAAGTTTGCTTCCCTTGCCAATAGTCTAGGGGTTGATGAATACTAGTTTACTGAAGATGAATTTTCCTACGTGGACGCATACTTTAATTATAATCATTTGTGCTACGTTGCAGAGATTAAAGTAAGACGTTCCGCATACTCAACCTTGTTTATGGAAAAGAAGAAATTGGCTAATATGATAGAACTTATCAGGCAAGGGTAGGCTTATGATGGCTACTATGTGAACTTTGTCGGTGATAAGGTTTATCTATTCTGCATCAGGAAGATTTGTGAATACCTGAAGGGCTTGAAAGCCTAGGGAAAAAGAATGTTCTATAAGCGTTTATTACCATAGACTACATCAGGCAATAGTGAAAAGGTATGGAAGGCGATTACTGAACTTCCACTTTCCTTGGCTACCGGTCTTCATCTATAGGATGGTAAATATGTCAGGGTATAAAAAGAATCCCCATCTATCAAAGAATGGTAGGTGGGGATAATTTGTATATTTTACTTTACTGCATTCATCTTTTGAATAGCATTATCAAATAATGTACTTAACACTGAAGCATCTTTAAAAAAAAGTGATTCATTATCAATTGTTATAACCCAACTTGGAACTTTTTCACCTGACTTATCTTTTGAAATATAGTAACCTATTTCTAAATTGTCTCTAGTTGTGAATTTGTTCTCCAAATAATATGCATCACCTATTACTTCATTTACAACTTGCTTTTTAAGTTCGTCTAAAGCTTTCTTTAATTCAACAACATCATTATATGCAATGAAAGCACAATGTGCCTGACTATTATAATCAGTAAAACTTATTCTCAGAAAACATTGTGACTCATTATTTTTAATTACTTTTCTGACAATGGCTTTTGCTTCAGAATAATCAGACTTAACATTTGGCAAACCATAATCTACAAATTTCATCATAATACCCAATGATGAAGTGAACTTCTCGAAAGTCGTTTGTGGCTTCTTTTCTTGAACTTGTGCAAATGTCACCATTGGAAGCATAAGCATAAGTGTAAGTAAAGTTAATAATTTTTTCATAAAACTTATTTTGTTTGTTAATAATCTCAGACAAAGGTATGAAAAAATATCCAAAGTTATTCTTTCTAAAAGGAAGAATTAACAATGATTATACTAACAGAAAAGCCATCCCATATTCTTATAGGATGGCTTTGATGTGGAAGTTTCTATTTATGATTTATGAGCGTTATCTCATTTGTCAAATAGTTCACGATTTTGATTGGCTTATGTAATTGGTTTGCATAATCTATGGTGTACTTTGTTCCTCTAGATTTACCATCCCAAAAAGCCATCAGACAATCACAAGATTCCACAATAAGCTTGTTCCTCATCAGGGGCGCAACCTTAGGGGGATACTTGTCATACTCAGGAAGATATTCGACAAGCTTCAGGTTATGCTTGTTCGCAAATTCCTTGGCATAGGTATCAGCACCCCTTGCACCACCTGAAATGATGGTGTCAGGGATGTATTTCAGGTATGCTTCAATGTCCAATTGTGGGCAAGTTCGGCTTCCAATAATAGTTAAATGTCAAATAAGTCTAATTCCTGATGCTTGTACCTGTTCGGATTTTGAATATAATCAAGTATCGCACATCCAACATATTTGGCTAGCTTAACTGGAACTGCATTACCTATCATTTGTTCCAAATTTGTTTTGGAACCTTCCAATATATAATTAGATGGAAAAGTCTGAATAATGCTTCTTTCCTTTGTCGTTAAACATCTTATTCCTTCTAGTGTATTTACTGGGTCACCTGAGTGCAATTTATAACCACTAGGTATTGGTCTATTCACTCCTCTAATTGTCGGGCTTGGTTCATCCATACTGAAGATTCCTCTTCTTGCATAACTTCTAGGATGACGATAATAGTAGTTTATCCCCCAACTATCTCCAACATAATCCCTAATAGTCATAGGATGTTTTGAAAGCTTTGCAAGCAAATATCCTTTTAAGAAATCCTCTTTTTCACCAAGTTTACCTATTAAAAAGAATCTCTTTCGTTTTTGTGGCACTCCACATAAACTAGCATCCAATACAATTTGAGTTAGACCATAACCTGCATCTTTAAAAATTTCTCTAGCTTGTTTAAGCTTATTAGTACCGACTATTTTTTGCACATTTTCCATTACAAACCATTCGGGATGTACCTTTGAAACTATTTGTGCATAACAAACTGTCAAAATACCCCTGCCATTATCTTCATTTCTATTTCCTGCTGAAGAAAAGTCTTGGCAAGGAGGACCACCGATAATTATGTCAGGATGTAACCCCGAAACAATATCTGAAGTCCCTTCGACGTCCGTCAAATCTTGTTTGTGAATAGGATGCGTAAAATTCTTCTTATATATATTTATAGCTTCATCCCAATTGTCAAAAGCTGCCAAGAAATTAAAGCCTGCTTCTTGAAAACCAAGGCTCAAACCTCCACATCCACAAAATAAATCTACTATATTCATTATTTAAATAAATCTGGTGAATTATAAATTATTGCATCAAATCGTCTTTCTGGACTAAGGAGCTTTTGCCCTCCACCCAAAATGATCTTTTTGATTTCACTCTTTTTGATTCTTGGTGTTGTTAATTCCTCACAAGCCAACAAAGGATATGTGATTCTACCATTTACCGAAAAAGCTTTGTCGTTCTTCGTATTAAACGACAATTTGTCTATAATACTATCTGCATCAAATTGACCATCTATTGCAAAGTCCCAAAGCATTTTTATAAGCCATACCAATGTTCGCTCGGTTCTACCAATTCTCTTTATTTCTGCTTTCTCAAAATCCGTAAAAAGATGAATGAGTGCTAGATTACTCCAAACGAAAACATCCAAGCAATTATTTGCTAAAGAAGGACTTTTTCCGTTTGTCTTCCATATTGGCTCTAGTACCAATGGTTCTTGATTTATATGATGCTCTCGTATAAGTCTATCTATAGCATCAACAAATCTATAGAAATTTTCAAATATATTGGTATCATCATCCCAATCAATATCAGAAAAATCTCCAAGAATTGAAGTAAGTGCATTCCTATCCGAAACATAATATTTGACTATGCTGCAAGCTAAATATGAAATGGTATCTGGTCTAATAACTAGTTCACAACTATATTTGCTTTCATCATCAAAATCACAAGTAGAATTGTCTGGGAGTGCCGTCAATTTTACCTCTAAGCCTTTTAGACAATGCCCTGTTTTTCTATCTTGAATAACCAAGTCTATTCTTGGGGTATTACCAATATAGAAAGGTGTATATTGGGAATAAACGCTTTCAAAAGCATAAAACGCATTGTTATCTGTTGGTGCAATTCCGAAAAGTTCTGAAGGACAAATTTTATCGTGATAAACTGTGTTTGATGAATTTGTCTTTATGTAAACACATTTCAATTGTTTTGCATACATATATGCAACCAATGCTGCAGGAAAAGAAGAATTGAATTGATTCTTTCCCCAACTATCAGCTAATAGAAAATTTCTATTAGAATGCTTTATACCAAATAATCTTGGTTTATTACTCTTCATAATTATCTATGTTTTGTTTCTATTTAATTGGCAAAAGTACAAAAATATTTTTGAAAAGCAAACTAAATAATAAACATTAACTATGAAAAACTACCAAACTTTATTATACCTGCAAAAATATGTCGTAGATATGTTAAAAAACACCCAATACCATCTTCTGATATTGGGCATTCTTGCATATTTGGGGCTTATTTCAAGTTCACTATCAGGTTGTGTTCAGTCATTACTTGCCACATTCCATCGAAATCGAATGTTCCTGACGTTCCATCCTTAAAAAGCACTTGCTTCTTGTCGTGGATGGTGAACAAATCACCATTCCATCCATCCTTCAAGCAATCGGTGTCAAAGTGTACTATGCTATCTTCTACCACAAAGTAGTTGGTATGTCTAGCACTTATAGTGCATATATTATATGTAATACCCACCTTTAGCTTCAGGTTTACTACTCGCTTAGTCTTCCCAAAGGAATACATTCTGGCTGATTCGATTTGTTCATTAAACACCACCTTCTTTTCCTCTCTAGTCAATTCTTTCTCAGGTAGCTTGTAATTACTGAAATCCTGATTCAGCTTGGAAGCAAGGTTCAGATTCTCACCTTGAAGGGTAGATATTTGTTTCTCCAATCTAGCCTTCTCGTTGCTAATATCGTGCTTCATCTTATAGGCATCATCATCATTGAAGATGCCATTGATGTATCCCTTGTTAACCTTATCAGCCTTCTTGTCCAATTCCTTTATATCGGCTTGGATGTTCTCTATCTGGCGATTGTTATCATCAAGCTGGCTTTGAGCTTTTTCTTGTTCAAGCTTGAAGGAATCCTTGAAGCGTTTATACCTATATACATCCTTGATGCAATCCCATACAATACTGTCTATGGTGTTAACCTTGATACTACCATTCTTGCAATTTACCTTAGTATTTGCACCCTTATACTTGTCACAACATACATACTGCTTGATGTTGTACTGGGAAGATTGCATAACAATGTAAGAACTTCCACAATTTCCACATTTCAATATGCCCCTTAGTAAAGCTTCAGTCTTCTTTGTCTTGTCAACATCGTGGCGATTCTTTTCACGTTGCAATTGTGCCTTTTCCCAAGTGGCTGCATCAATTATAACTGGGCAAGGGGAAGGGATTACCTTCTTATCTATGATTTTTCGGTTAATGTCCCTTGTTCTGACACATACCATTCCTTCACCCTTGTACGTTGGGTTTTTAAGTACTTGCGCCAAGGATATTTTTGTCCATTTCTTACCCCTGACTGAAGCAACACGTTTCGCTGACAATGTATCAATTATCTGGCTAAGGGATTTACCTGAAAGATAAGAATCGTAAATAAATCTTACCCATTCAGCCTTTTCCTCATCAATAACTAATTTCTTGTCCACCATCTTGTAACCGAATGGTGCAATTTGGGTGTGGCTTGTTCCATTCAGGTAGCCGTTAATCTTGCCACTTCTGAATTTAGCCTTCAAGTTCTCAGCATCCAATTGCGCAAACGTACCAAGGATATACATATATAGCTGAGTTAAAACATTCACCTTGCCATCTTCATCCAAGGTAATGATGTTCTTGTCCTTGAAATGTAAACAAATCCCCTTATCATTGAACTCATTCACAAGGGCAATGAAATCATTTGCTCGTCTTGACAATCTTGTTATGTCCCAAATGAATATTCTTTCCACATCATCCCTGGTCAATGCTCGCATCTTCGTCAATTCCTCGCGCGTGTCAGCCTGAAGAACCGCTGAAGCCTTCTCCTCGAAAACGTGTTCAGGTTTGACTTCATAGCCCATACTTTGTGCAAGTGCCTTCAGTTCAATTTCCTGACGCTTGTAATCTTGATCAATACTTGATACTCGTAAGTATATTGCTCCTTGTTTCATATCTATCTATAGTTATGCTATTACCTAATATTACTAATTTCAGGTGCAAAGATACTACTTTTTATTTAAGTAACAAAGTAAATTCTCATATTTATATATATAATATATCTACTATAAAGAGGGTAGAATATACGGGCAGAAATAAACTGAGTCACTGAGTCACTGAGTCACTGAGTCACTTTTTGATGCAGATGGATTTTCTGCTTAACCATCTTACTGGAAGAACTTTAGGACAAAAAACTATATTTCCGGGAACGCAACTCAATGCTTCTTTCTTCTTTATCTTACGAGTTAGGATTATTAACGCAGTTTCGAATTGAAAGCTGCTGAAAATCGGCCCTTATCGCCACCCAAAATTTGGTGGTTCCAGAAAAAAGCCGTATCTTTGCACCGTCATTCAGAGATAAGGCGCCAATCGGATGAGTGATAAAAAACTGAATGAATAACCATTAAAAATTGAATTATTAACCCTTTAAAAACTGATTGATTATGGGACAAGGAACTAGTAAGTATCGTAAGATTATGCGTACCCCTCAGACGGGT